CAGTTTTTTAGTTCTGTATACCCGACCATTACCGCAGGACAAACATCGAAAGTAATTATTGTATCTACTCCACATGGAATGAATATGTTTTATAAGTTGTGGCAAGATGCTGTAAATGAAAAAAATACATTTGTTCCTATTGACGTACATTGGACAGAAGTGCCTGGAAGAGATGAGGCATGGAAAGAACAAACAATACAAAACACTTCAGAACAACAGTTTTTACAAGAGTTTGAATGTTCATTTCTAGGTTCGATTGATACTTTAATTAGTCCAACAAAATTGCAAGTTATACCTACAATAGATCCAATAGAATCTCATGCAGGGTTAGATATATATGAACGTCCTACTAACAATCATAACTACTGTATAACAGTAGATGTGGCCCGTGGGGGATCACATGATTATTCAGCGTTTGTCATTTTAGATATAGGGGAGGTACCTTATAAACTAGTAGCGAAGTATAGAAATAATGAAATAAAGCCGCTAGCCCTTCCTGAGTTAGTTCACAGAGTCGCTACAAGCTATAATAACGCACAAGTATTAGTTGAAGTAAATGATATTGGTGGACAGATTGCAGATGCTTTGCATTATGATTTAGAGTATGAAAATATTATAATGACACAAATGAGAGGGCGGTTAGGCCAAGTTGTTGGTAGTGGATTTGGAGATAAGGCTACAGATTTAGGAGTACGAACAACTAAAGCGGTAAAGAAAATAGGTTGTTCTAACTTAAAACAGATGATAGAAGGTGACAAGTTAATTATTAATGATTTTGATATTATCGTCGAACTATCCAATTTTGTTTCTAAAGGATCATCATTTGAAGCTGAAGATGGAGCAACAGATGATTTAGTTATGTGTTTAGTCTTATATTCTTGGCTCACTAATCAAAATTATTTTAAAGAACTAACAGATGATGATATTAGAAAACGATTATATCAAAGTCAACAGAAAATGATTGAAGAAGATATGGCTCCTTTTGGTTTCGTAGATGATGGTATCTCTATGGCTGACGATGCGCCGTTTGTTGATGTAGAAGGAGATTTGTGGAATCCAATAAAAAGAGGTCCTAGTTATTGGTAGCTTACAATATCGTATTTTGTTTTTTCAACACAGTTAGTACACAAGACTTTACTATTGTTAATAAGCAAATCAATTTCTTTTCTTTTTTCACTTTGCAGTCCGTACTTTTGATTTAGATTATATATTTCTTTGTGATTAGGAAAATATCGTAAGCATACATTTTCAGCCTCACCACACACACCACAAAATAGATTATCGAAAGAATTTATCAACCAAATCTTTCTACTATCACGACCATTCTGTTTATTCTTTAATATGGTCTGTTTATATTTTACATAGAATTCATTTTTCATAAAACTATTTATTATAAAAAAGCCTTTGAAAACAGAATATTTATAAATAACTGTATAAAGAAAACAGTGAATATGTCCCGTAATTATACTTTAATAGGAGAGAAATAAAATGGCAACACTCGTTTCGCCGGGCGTTCAAATAAAAGAAAAGGACCTAACCAATATAATCGTAGGTGAATCTACAAGTATTGGTGGGGTGGCTATTGTCGCTGAAAGAGGTCCTGTAGAAGAAATTGTTACCGTATCAAATGAAACTGAGTTAGTTGAAGCTTTCGGTAAGCCCAATGGAAGTACATTTGAGTGGTTCTTTTCAGCAGCTTCATTTTTGAAGTATGCAAGTGTTTTAAGAGTAGTCCGTATTAATTCTGGACATCTTAACGCAACTGCTGGTGTTGGAGCCGCCGCAGGTACTGGACTTCTAGTTAAGAATTCTGATCACTGGTATGATACATATGGCGATGGTTCAGGAGGCCCTTCGCACGGAGAGTGGGTCGCACGATCCGCAGGAACATGGGGTAATAACATTTCAGTCGCATTGTGTCCCAGTTCTACAGCCTATGAACTTAACATGGGTGCAAATAACCTAGTTGACGACTCAGCAGCCGCAGAAGGCGACACAACAATCACAATTGATGATGTTGATAAAGTAGGTTATGAAATCGCTGTTAACGATATAATCTCATTCACAACTGACACAGCTGGACTAATACCCGTTGCAGGTCACGAAGCAATTGAGTATATCGTTACAGCTGTAGATGATAGTGCTAATACAGTAACATTCAAACAGTTTGGAGTATTTTCAACAAAAGGTTTGGCAGCAACTCTAACCGATGATTCTAATATCACACGGCGCTGGAGATATTATGAAGAATTTGCAGGTGCACCAGGAACATCACAGTTCGTTACAGATCGAAGTGGATCTGGAGACGAAATGCACATCATCGTATTAGATGAAGATGGTGGAATTTCAGGAACAGCTGGAACAATTCTAGAAAAATGGGCGTTTGTATCTAAAGCCTCTGATGCACGAACAGACTCAGGAGATGTAAACTATTATGTTGATGTTCTGCATCGTTCATCTGAATTCATTTATTGGTTGGATCATCTGGGTTCGACCAATTTCGGCCAGGAGGCAGGAACAGCATTCACAGATGTTAAAACATCAAGTTCAGAATCACTAGCTGGTGGAACAGATGATTATTTACCAACAAATGGTGAGAAATTATCAGCTTACGAATTAATGGATGATGATACAATTGACGTTAGTTTGATTTTTGCTGGAAAAGGAGATGCAACACACGCAACAAACTTAATAGATATCGCTGAAAAACGTAAAGACTTAATGGTCTTTATTTCACCAGAGAGAGCTGATATTGTAAATGTTACAAATTCAAATACACAGTTAAACAATGTTCGTAGTTTCTTTTTGAATCTACCCAGCACATCTTATGCAGTATTCGATAGTGGTTATAAGAAGATGTATGATAAGTACAATGACGTATTTCGTTGGGTACCGCTCAACGCTGATGTCGCAGGTGCTTGCGCCGCAACAGATAACGATAATGATCCTTGGTGGAGTCCTGGTGGCTTGGTTCGTGGTCAGATTCGCTCTTCTGTTGGATTGGCATTTAACCCAACACAATCACAGAGAGATACATTGTATCGAAATAGAATTAATCCCATAGCTAGTTTTCCTGGTGAAGGTACAGTTCTTTGGGGAGACAAGACAGCTCTATCTTCTAATAGTGCTTTTAGTCGCATTAATGTTCGCAGACTCTTTAATACAGTTGAGTCTGTTATTAAGACGGCAGCAAGGTCAATGTTGTTTGAATTCAACGATGACTTTACAAGAGCACAGTTTATTGGTATGGTAGAACCTTTTTTGCGAGATGTTCAAGGTCGCAGAGGTATTACAGACTTTCTAGTCGTTTGTGATGAAACAAATAATACCGGTCAAGTAGTTGACAGTAATGAGTTTAGGGCTGATATTTATATCAAACCAGCTCGATCAATTAACTTTATCACACTAACATTCGTAGCCGCTAGAACAGGTGTTGAGTTTAGTGAAATCATTTCATAGGAGATTAAGAGAAAATGGCAAACCTAAATGAGTTTATTGGTGCACTACGAGAAGGCGGAACGAGAGGTAATCAGTTTCAAGTTACAATAACTGGCGCCCCTGGGGACGTACAAAGTGTACTAGGCCAAGACTTTGTATTTTTGTGTAAAGCAACAACAGTTCCTGCTTTGAATATTGGTGAAGTTATGATACCTTACCGAGGTCGTCAAATTTTTGTAGCTGGAGATCGTACTTATGATCCCTGGACTGTAACAATTTGGAGTGACAGGGAGCAAAGAATGAAAGCCGGATTTGAAATTTGGCAGAATCATCTTGGTGATATCGGTGTCGTAACAGATCGTTCAGCTATAGGTCAAGTGCCGTCGATGTATTACGCTCAAGCTTCAATACAACAGATGGACCGAAATGATAATGTGTTAAGAACATATTATCTCTATGATGTTTGGCCGCAGAATGTGGCAGGAACTGATATGGCATATGATGCTAACGATATATTGTTAGAATTCGCAGTTACATTGCGATTCAATTATATGACAATCGGTGGTAAGGGATCTGGAAGAGCTTCGGGCAGAACAGTAGCTGGTCCGCCATCTACCTAATCCTTGAGGATATATTTCGGTAAGTAAAAGTTATTTTTGAATTGATATAAATAGTTACACTATGGCAGAATTATTTGGTTTTACAATCGGTCGGGCGAAGAAGAGCGATGCTAAAAGCTTCGTTGCTCCTTCGCCCGATGACGGTTCTTTAGATATTGGAGCAGCCTCTGGCTTTTTTGGTGCGTACTTAGGTACCGGTGCAGATTCTATTCCGAAGAATGATTTTGATCTAGTAAAGAAGTATAGACAGACAGCTGAACACCCAGAGTGTGATCAAGCTATTGAGGATATTGTCAATGAGGCAATTGTATCCTCCGAAAATCAACCTTCTGTTTCTATATCACTAGACTATCTCAACTACTCTGATCCCATTAAGAAAAAGATTCAAAACGAATTTTTGCACATTTTAAAAATGTTGCATTGGAATCAGAGAGCGCATGAAATTTTCAAGAGATGGTATATAGATGGTAGAATTTATTTTCATAAGATGGTTGACGAGAATGATCCGAAAAAGGGTGTCGTAGAGTTACGCTATATTGATCCTAAAAGTATTAGAAAAGTAAGGGAGGTCGAAAAAGGGAGTACTTCGACTGGCGGGAGTCTAGTTAAAAAGGTTAAAGAGTATTTTTTATACAACGAAGAAGGAATTTATCCTGGTTTTTCTGGACAAAAAAACGCTGGTCAGGGATTACAAATAGAAGCTGACTCTATTGTGTATATCACATCTGGTTTATATGAACCTACTAGTAATCAAGTTTATTCTTATTTACACAAAGCAATTAAACCCGTTAATCAATTAAGAATGATTGAAGATGCGGTAGTTATCTATCGTATTTCTCGGGCACCAGAACGTAGAATTTTCTACATTGATGTTGGTAATTTACCAAAAGCTAAAGCAGAACAATACTTAAAAGATATTATGAATCGGTATCGTAATAAGTTAGTTTACGATGCGAGTAGTGGTGAAGTAAAGGATGATCGTAATAAGATGTCCATGCTTGAAGATTTTTGGTTGCCTCGTAGAGAGGGTGGTAGAGGTACAGAAATCACAACTCTACCTGGAGGACAAAATCTTGGAGAGCTAGAAGATATTAAGTATTTTCAGAGTAAGCTTTATCGTTCACTAAATATTCCTATTTCTAGAATGGAATCGGAACAGGGATTTAGTTTAGGTAGATCAACAGAAATCACTAGAGATGAAGTTAAGTTTACAAAATTTGTACAGAAACTTCGGAAGAAATTTTCAACAGTATTTCTAGATGTTCTTAGGGTACAATTAATTCTTAAAGATATTATTACTCCTGAAGATTGGGAAGATATGAAAGAATTAGTTATGTTTGATTGGATAATGGATAATCATTTTTCTGAATTACGGGACCAAGAAGTTCTTGGTGATCGAATTGAAAAATTAGATATGCTTAGTGATTATATAGGTAAATATGTTTCGCATGAATGGGTTAGGAGAAAGGTATTGATGCAATCAGAACAGGAAATTCAAGAACTTGATTCTCAAATCGAAAAGGAAAAAGAAACAATGGGTGATGGTGAGAACTCATTTTTATAAATAGTGGAGAGAAAAAAAGATGGCAGATGAAACGCAAGCATCTACAGATGCAGATTTGAAAGATGTGATTAGTGCAATAGCAGGTGGTGATAATGTTGCTGCGCAAAAAAGTTTTGATCAGATAATGCAGATGAAAAAGCAAGATGCATTGTCCGCTCAAAAATTAGATATGGCTAGTAATATGTTTCAGCCACCTGAACCTAATCCGGGACAGGATACAGGTATATCAGGAGATCCGGCAGAAATGGAAGAAGAGGAAGAATAATATGAAACTCATATCAGAAACGATGGAAGATATTGAGTATGTTACTGAAGCAGCTGGTGCTGGAAAAAATTACAAAATTAAAGGTACTTTTCTCCAAGCTGATGTAAAGAATCGTAATGGTAGGATATATCCTATGGAAATTCTTGCAAAAGAAGTCACACGATATAATAAAGAGTTTATTCAAAAAAAGAGGGCATTTGGAGAGTTAGGACATCCAGATGGCCCAACAGTTAATTTAGAAAGAGTATCACACATGATTACTGACCTTTATCCAGATGGAAAGAATTTCGTCGGTGAGGCCAAGATTATGGATACTCCGTATGGAAAGATTGTGAAGAATCTTATAGACGAAGGAGCGAAACTAGGAGTTTCATCCCGGGGTATGGGTTCTTTAGAGCCTAAAAATGGTGCGCAAGTTGTTAAAACAGATTTTTATTTAGCTACTGCGGCTGACATTGTTGCAGATCCTTCTGCACCAGGTGCATTTGTTGAAGGCATTATGGAAGGAAAAGAGTGGGTTTGGGACAATGGTATAGTTAAGGAAGTTGAAATTGCGAAGTATAGAAAGGAATTAGATCAAAAAAATAAAGATCGAGCTGAACAAAAAGCTGAAATTTTCGCAGATTTTCTTTCAAAATTATAGATTTTATAAATAATAAAAACGAATATTATAGGAGTTTATCCAAATGACAGTTGAAAATACGAAGTTAAACCAGGAATTGGAAGAGCTTCTTGATGCTGAACTTACTGAAGAAGAAATTGCTGCGATGGAAGAAGAAATCGTAGAAATTGATGAGGCCGGACATGAAGAAGTTGGGGGAGTTGCCAAATTAAAGGCCCCTTCTGATAAGGCTAAGGCTTTGAAGGCTGGTGGTGGTGACAAGTCTGAACTCAAAGATGAGTCTGAAGATTTGGGAGACGCAGTAACATCTCCTGACGATAAAGATTCTGGCATGGGTAAAGCCGCTGATAAAGCTAAGAAAACCAAACCAACCAATTCTGCAGGCGGAGAATCGAAAGTTTCTCAAGGTAATTCGGGTCAAGCCGCTCCCGGTCAGAAATTAAAACTGGCTGCCGGTGATGAAGTAGATCACGATGGAGAACAATTAGAGGAAGCTAGAATGTCCAAAGCAAAGATGCTTGAGGATCTAACAAAAGCGTTAGAAGGTCTTTCTAAAATGAAGGCAACTGACCTTAAAGGTGTTTATGAAAGAGTTAATGCAGCCATTAAAACGGATGCAGAAATTGATGAAGCTAATAAGGACAAAGAGCTTGAAGAACTAGAAGCCGCAAAGAAAGAAATCGAAGAAAAGATCAAGAATATTTCAGTAAAAGAAGATGTTGATGCCCTTATAAAGGGTGAGGATCTTTCTGAAGAATTTAAAGAGAAGGCTGCAACAATTTTTGAAGCAGCTGTTAAATCTAAAGTTCGTGCAGAAATTGAAAAGATCGAACTTGAGTATGTTGATAAGTTGACAGAAGAAGTTGCCAACGTGGTCGAAGTAACATCTGGTAAAGTTGACTCTTATCTCGGTTATGTTGTGGAAGAGTGGATGAAACAGAACGAAGTCGCTATCGAACATCAGCTTAAAACTGAAATCACAGAGAATTTTATCACAGGCCTCAAGGGACTTTTTGAAGAGCACAATATTACCGTGCCCGATGAGAAGTATGATATTCTTGATGCTGCAGCGAAGCAGGCTGACGAAATGGAAGCCAAGCTGAATGAGCAGATCGAAAAGAATATTGATATGTCAAAGAAAGTCGCTGATTTGGAAAAAGGTGAAATTCTTGTAGATGTTGCTTCTGATCTAACAGATACAGAAGTGGAAAAATTTGTCGGCTTAGCAGAAAATGTTGAGTATGAAGATTCAGACGATTATCGAATGAAACTTGATACTATTAAATCAAGCTATTTTGCACGGACTGTAAAGGATGACGAAGTTGAGGCAGTGCCAACTTATGATGAAAAAGGTGATTTAAGTAATCAAATGGCTGCTTATATGTCTGCAATCTCGAAAAGTGAAACTAGAGCGCAGAAATAACTATTTTTATAAATACTAATAAAGAAGGAGATATACTAAAATGTTCAACGCAGAACAACTGCAGGAAAAATGGCAGCCAGTATTAGATCATCCTGATCTCCCAGAGATTAAGGATCCGTACAAGCGAGCCGTTACAACTGTAATTTTGGAAAACCAAGAGAAGTCTATGCAGGAAGATAAGTCTTTCCTCGCAGAAGCTGCTCCTACAAACTCAGGATATGCCAGCTCTAGTGGTAATGTACAAGGCTGGGATCCAATTCTGATTTCGCTAATTCGTCGTGCAATGCCCAACTTGATTGCTTATGATATTTGTGGTGTTCAGCCTATGTCTGGACCTACAGGTCTTATCTTTGCATTGAAGTCGCATTATGCAACACAGGCTGGTACCGAAGCACTACACAATGAGGCCGATACGGATTATGCTAGTCGTGGTTGGGATACAACAGCTACCCCACCCGCTGGCGTAACAACCGGTGGCGGTTCCGCATCAGCCCATCTCGGCTCTGACGTACTTGAAGATACATCTTCATATACAACAGGTGTCGGTGGATCTACTCCATGGGCAGAACGTCTTGGTGATGCCACGACTAATGCTTTCGCAGAGATGGCATTCAGCATTGAAAAGACTTCCGTAACTGCAAAGTCACGAGCACTCAAAGCTGAGTACACAATGGAACTAGCTCAGGATCTTAAAGCCATTCATGGTTTGGATGCTGAAACAGAACTTGCTAACATTCTGTCAACAGAAATTCTTGCAGAAATTAACCGTGAAGTCGTGCGAACGATTTATGTGGCTGCTAAGAAGGGTGCCGCAACTAATACTGCTGTCGGGGGCAAATTTGATTTGGATACAGATTCCAACGGTCGTTGGTCTGTAGAGAAATTCAAAGGCCTAATGTTCCAGATCGAGCGTGACGCCAATGCAATCGCACAGGACACACGCCGTGGTAAAGGTAATATTATTATCTGCGCCGCTGATGTCGCTTCCGCACTTTCGATGGCTGGACTATTGGATACAGGTTCTAACCTTTCTGATAATCTCACAGTTGATGATACAGGCAATACATTCGCCGGTGTCCTTAACGGTCGCATGAAAGTTTATGTTGATCCATATGCAAACAACAGTGCTGCGAATAAGTTTTATGTTGTTGGTTATAAGGGCACAAGTCCTTATGATGCTGGCTTGTTCTATTGCCCATACGTTCCGTTGCAGATGGTTCGTGCCGTTGGGGAACAGACGTTCCAACCGAAGATCGGCTTTAAGACTCGTTACGGAATCGTAGTGAACCCGTTTACATCGTTGTTAGACGATAGCAACGCTTACTACCGTCGAGTTGAAGTCGTGAATCTTATGTAAGATTTACATTCAATATAATAATAATTACACGGATGTAATTTTGATGACCTCCCTTCGGGGAGGTCTTTTTTTGTACTCTGGTTATTATAAATAGTTAAAACATATACACGGAGTATTAATAATGAAACTAAAATTAAAAGGTTCTGAAGCTGCGGCTGGCACCTCAACGACTAACGGATCTAATGTTGGTTCAGCCTCATTAGTGCGAGTGCATAATTCAGGAACAACGCAACGACTCGTTACTTTAGAAACTAGTGGCAACGTAACTATTGGAACATTTACAATTTCAGGTGGTGCAACAGAATTTTTAGATAAAGATCCAACAGATGAAATCTTTGCAGCCAACGCTGAAGTTTTATTGGTTAAAGTAGCTTACTATTCATAATAATGGCAAATATTGACGCCTTACGGAGACAACCTAATGCATTTGATTATGCTCAAAATAGCCAGTTTAAGGTTACGTTAGGTATTTTTCCACTAACAGAATATTTTACTACAGCAGTAAATGTTCCAGGTGTAGGTTTAGGAGTGGCACCAATGGCTACTCCTTTTATAGAAAGACCTACAGTTGGAGATACAATGACCTTTGAAGATTTTACCATGACCTTTATAGTAGATGAAGGATTAAAAAATTATCAAGAAATATTTGATTGGATGGTGAACATTGGATTTCCTAAATCCCATTCACAATATAAAGCTAAGGCTAGAGTTGATGAATTAAAACTTGGTGGGGAAATGGATTTATATAGTGAAATTACTCTTACAATACTCACTAGTAAAAATAATCCTGCTTTGCGTTGCAATATACATGATGCATTTCCTAATGCATTAAGTGGTCTAATATACACTACACAAGATGCTGATACTACATATTTAACCGCAGATGTAACCTTCTCATATTCTTGTTATGACTTTAGTGATGTATAAATAATTATAGAAAGGAGAAGTTAAGACAGCCCGATATAATTATATCTTCTTACAACTTATTTGAATGTATTGAATAAAGTAGAAGCAAATTTAGTGGATTTAACGATGGGTGGTTGGCTCTGACTATCTCCTTTCGCTTTGGGAAAAATATTATGAGATTTGATGAATTACAAGAAATGGCTGATGTTGATTTGAAAATTGATGATACTGAATTAGATTTAGAAAGTATCAGAACTCCTCAATTGCACAACAAATACCTAAAGATATATACCAAGTCTTGCCTGCAATTAAAGCAGGTTAAGGATGAGAAAAAGGTATTATATCGAAACAAGTGGGAATACTACACAGGCAAAGCTGCTCCGGATGTGTATCAAGAAAAACCTTTCGATTTAAAAATACTCAAGACAGATGTTGGTATCTATATAGATTCTGATCCAGAGTATCAAGAAATAGGTCAGAAGGAAGCTTATATAGAAAAGATGGTAGATTATCTTGAGCGTGTTTTGAGAGAGATTACTACTCGCAATTGGGCAATTCGTAATACTATAGAATGGAAGAAATTTCTACATGGAGATTAGTGAAGGTGTTTGTGGCCCAGCATGGAAGTAACAATTGAAAAATTTAACGAAGTATATCTCCGAATCAAATGCGAGCCTGGAGTGGCCAAGGAACTTTCCGAGTTTTTCACTTTTGAAGTCCCAAATGCAAAGTTCATGCCGTCGGTTCGTAGCAGACTTTGGGACGGAAAGATTAGATTGTTCAGTCCAGGTACTGGTAAAATCTATTTGGGATTACTACCTTATGTCCGAAGATTTCTTGCGACACAAGGCCATAAAATCAAATACGGTGAAGGAATCCGAGCCTCTAGAGGCATCGAAAAAGATTTAGTAAAAAAGTTTGTTAATAAGATATCAAAGAGTTTAAAGGTACGGGATTATCAATTAGATGCTATACATCATATCATCAATAATGATAGGGGACTTATTCTTTCTCCTACTGGTTCTGGGAAATCATTTATTATATATGCGTTGATCCGGTACTATGTCGACCTTTTGCCCGATAAAAAAATTCTAGTAGTAGTGCCAACAACATCTCTAGTCGAACAGATGTATACAGACTTTGCTGATTATGGTTGGTTTCCAGATGAACACTGCCATAGATTATACTCAGGATACGACAAGAATACTCCAAAAGAGGTTATCATCTCAACTTGGCAATCAATATATAAAATGCCTAAACAATATTTCAGCCAATTTGGTGCTGTGTTTATAGATGAATGTCATTTGGCAAAGGCGAAATCTTTAACAGGAATAATGACGAAATTGCATGATTGTCAATATCGTATCGGCACAACCGGTACACTTGATGGTACAGAAGTCCATCAATTAGTTCTAGAAGGATTGTTTGCGAAGTGTAAGAAAGTTACAACAACAACTAAACTTATACAGGCTAAACAATTATCAGATTTGCATATCTCCTGTATAGTTTTAGATCATGTTAAAGCTAATAGAAAGAATAGAACATACCAAGAGGAGATGGAATATCTTTCTACCCATAGATTAAGAAATTTGTTTATAACAAAACTCGTAGAAACATTAGAGGGAAATACTCTTGTATTGGCACAGTACATAGAAAAACAGTTAGTACCTTTGTGTTTAATGATTATAGATAGATGTGCAGATAAAAATCCTCATCTAGTCTATGGTGCAACCCCAACAGAAGAAAGAGAACAGATTAGAGCTATAGTAGAACAAAATGATAATAGTATTGTAGTTGCTAGTTACGGCACCTTTTCAATGGGAATAAATATTAGGAGACTACATAATATAGTGTTTGCGAGTCCGTACAAATCTCAGATTAAAGTTTTGCAATCTATAGGACGAGGATTGAGAACATCTGAAAATAAAGAAGGGCTAAAAGTGTTTGACATTAGCGATGATTTGAGTTATAATAATAAACAGAACTTCACTTTAAAGCATTTTGGAGCTAGGATAGAAATATACAATAAGGAAGAATTTGATTATAAGATTCTACCAGTGAAATTAAAAGGATAGAAAGATGAATTTTGAGAAAAGATTTTCAATACCACATTACGATAGTGAGGGATCATTTACACGGGATTTTTATACATTAATAAAAAACTCATCTGATGAATATAGATCAGAAATAAGTGATATATATTTTGGAGCACAGTTTAGAGGTAAGAGATTACGGTCTGATCAATGGATAAAATATGGTAATGCTATGGGAGTTTATATTACTGATGATAATCACATTGATGATTTATTTAAAATTCAAGATGAATTAAATGTTCCTATTTCATTAACATTAAACCCAATAGTACAGCCGCCAGATTTGATGGGTGAAAATCAAATGATGCATCTATTTTTAAATTGGTTAGGTGAATATTATGAGAGAGGTTTAAGGCGATGTACTTTAAGTTTTGTACATTTGATGGCTACTGGAATGTTACAGAAAAGGTTTCCCGAGATGGTGTGGAAAAGTTCTGTTTTTCAAAACGTAGATACACCGCAACAGTTTATAGATATGGCACATTGTGGTTATAATGTTATACAATTAGGACGCAATGTAAATCGAAACACAGATTTATTGCCAGAGTTCAAACGTCTTGCAGAAAAATATAATGTTAAAACTTCTATGACAGTAACAGATAATTATTTACCGAACAGTCCATTTAGACCTGAACATGATAGTTGGCATGAACAGTTTGAAAATAATCATAGTTCTTATTGGGCAGCTTGGGGGCTAATATCTTCAACTCGTTGGACTACCAAAGATACATTCAACTTACCAAGACTTAATAATAATCTTGTATGGATGAGCTCAAAAACATTAGAGTATTATTTTGATCATGTTGATATTTTCAAATATACAGGTAGAACTAATAGGCTTGGCCCAACTGAATACCTGTCCGAAGGTCTCAAAGGAAAACTTTCAGCTGATGAACATCCAATAGATCGTAGTGAAGTAGGTCAAGCTCCTGTAGGACTTTCACAAACACCGACAATAAAGAATTTTAAAATGGTATGGCGCTATCCTACAGAAGTAATTAAAAACCATCCTGGTATTTTTTATGATGAGGGTTTAGAGTATTATGCAGAAGGTTTTAGATCCGATCTAGAATCTTATACATATGCAGAATCTTTTAGAGAAATTTATGAAGCAGACTTGCCACATTTTTCTCTTTGGAATCCTGTTGGTTGGGTTAATGATCAATTTTATACTGAAAGATCATGGGATAAAATACCAAAAACGATTTGGGATTCAGAGAAAGGTCTGGCATTAGAACAACAATTAATGACTTGCCAAAATAAATGTTATGATTGTCATGCTTGTGAAGATACCTTTAGTGTAGATCATATAGATTCATTAGTTGGAATTAATAACCCAAGAGACCATATAGGTGAGGAACAAATTCAAGAGATAAAAGAGTGGGATGAGCGAACGTATCTTGAAAAACGAGCTGAAGAAGATGCTGCTCGAGAACAACGAAATTTAGAAGAAGCTTCTGGTCCGCAGAATGAGGCGATTCAACAAACCATACAATGGCCGAACTAAAGCATAAATACTTATATGTCTGAAACAGATGAAACAAAAACTCTAGATACAAGTCCGTTTAAGGTCCTTAAACTAGATAATGGAGAGGACGTAATTTGTAAAATTCTGCACGAATATAATGATGCAGTGGTGGTAGAACGTCCTATGTCTATTGCCGAAACTCCTCAATTCAATGAACAGGCAGGTGAAGTAATAACTCACACAGGCTTGACACATTGGATGAATTTCACCAATGATACTGAATTTGCTATAGCTAAGAAAAGAATTATAGCGGTGGGAAATTTGGCTCCGGAAGTTGGATTTTATTATAAACAGATATGTAAAAAGTTAGCTTTGCGAGATGAAGATAATCCTAAAGATGAAACTGAATTAGAAAATAGAATTCAGGCATTAAATGAGATAATGAAGAATGTTAATACGGAAGAGGATGGACCGAAAAAGGTTATACAGTTTCCTCTTGATAAGACTAAGCTTCATTAAAGGTGGTACACTAATATATATGTAATTCAACAAAATTTGTCAAGTACAAATTTATATTTTTTACACTTGACAATGTACTTTAATTAGCGTATAATTATAGATGTCTTAATAACAAAAGGCATTTAATTATGAAGAAGTATATTTATTTGGCAGGACCAATAGCGGGCTGTACAAAAGAAGAAGCGACAGAATGGCGAGATTATGTCCAGGAAAGTCTACCTCACGGTATTATTGGAATATCTCCTTTGAGATGTGAACCATTGAAACCGGGTATGCGATTTACCGATGAAGGTGCGACTAAAAAGATGTGGTCAGATCCTAGAGCCATTGCAACAAAAAACTGGTTAGATACTGAATCGTGTGATTTGGTGTTAGCTTATCTCCCACAGGAGATGAACAATAGACGACCATCATATGGTACTACTATCGAGATCGGTTGGGCAATAGGTTTAAGAAAACCATTGATTGTAGTTTCTGATGACAATTATCTGATGGACCATCCACTAATTAAGCACAATGCATCATGGAGATTTAATAATTTAGAAGATGCAATTGAGGTTATTATTGGGTTGTTTGGAGATTATGTAGGTCCCACTACGCACCTGGAAAAAATTCCAGAATGGGTTACTGCCAAAAGGAGCCCAAATGGTAGACAAGAAAAAGAAGCCTCATTATGTAAATAATAAACAATTTCTAGAGGCGATGGTTGAATGGAAAGGTCATGTTGCTGAAGCTGAATCGAATGATGAGCCTCGGCCGCAGGTAACAAATTATATCGGCGAATGTTTTTTAAAGATAGCTAATCATTTATCCTATCGTCCAAATTTTATTAATTACACATATAGAGATGAAATGATATCAGACGGCATTGAAAATTGCCTTCAGTATATAGATAATTTTAATCCAGAAAAATCAAAGAATCCTTTTGCATATTTTACACAGATCATTTATTTTGCATTTGTTCGTAGAATAACAAAGGAGAAGAAGCAATCTAAAATAAAAGATGCCATACTAAAACGGTCTAATATAGAAGATATGATTATAACACAAGAACATGATGATCCTAGTGAATATCAACGGCAGTATCTAGATTATTTGGGGAAGTATAGTTTTGGTTCAGATGATAAAGATTGAATGAAAATAGCATTAATAACAGATTTACATTTTGGCGGTAAGAACGATAATATATCTTTTAGTGCTTTTCAATCACGGTTTTACGAAGAAACTTTTTTTCCAATTTTAGAAAAAGAGAAAGTCACAACAATTATAGATTTGGGTGACACTTTCGATAGGCGCAAGTATACGAATTTTAATACTCTCAAATTAGCTAAGGAAATGTTTTTTACTCCTATCTATGAGAGAGGTATGGATCTTCATGTTTTGTTGGGTAATCATGATTGTTATTTTAAATCAACTAATGATGTAAACTCTATGTCTTTAACGTGTGGAGAATATCCTATACATCTTTATAAAGATATGCCAGAGGTAGTAGATTTTGATGGTCTGAAAATATTAATGACTCCATGGATTGCACCTGATAAGTATGCAGAGTCGTTAAGAATTATATCTAGAGCTAAAGCTGACTTTCTTATGGGTCATCTACCATTACAAGGTGCAGAGATGTTGGACAATGTATATTGTGATGATGGTATAGAACGAAAACATTTCAAACGATTTGAGCGTGTGTTTTCTGGACACTTTCACAAACAACAAGACGATGGTCACGTTAGATACTTAGGTGCACCATACGAGATTACATGGCACGATTACAACAGTAAGAAAGGGTTTCATATTTTAGATACAGAAACTAGGGAGTTAGAATTTTATCAGAATCCTAATCGGTTATTTAAAAAGATTTATTATGATGATGGCCAGTCTGATGAGATGTTGAATTATGATATAACTCCTTATGAGGGGTGTTATGTTAAGATTTTTGTTATACAGAAATCAGATTTCTATACATTCGACCGATTTATAGATCGGTGTTATAATGATGGAAATTTTTATGAGTTAAAAATTGTAGAAGATTTTTCTGATTTAGATCCTAATAATATAGCTGATCAATCTATGGAAGATGTAGAAGATACAATGACATTATTAGATCGGTATGTGGAAGAAATTGATAGTGTAGTTATCAACAAAAATAAATTGAAACGAATTTTAAAGAATTTGTATGTGGAGGCAAGTGAGGTTGAATGACTACTAAAAAACAAATTGAAGATATGGCAATATTTAAATGATAACATTTAAAACTGTTACTTGGCAGAATTTTTTATCGACCGGTAATACACCAATAGAAATTGTTTTAAATAATTCACCGTCTACTCTTATCATAGGTGACAATGGCAGTGGAAAGTCTACTGTGCTGGATGCATTGACGTTTGGATTGTTTGGTAAACCATTTAGACGTATCAAGAAAGATCAGTTGGTGAACAGTGTCAATAGTCGGGACTGTATAGTGGAAGTTTTGTTTACGATAGGCCGCAAAAAGTTTTTAGTTAAAAGAGGTATCAAACCTACGAAGTTTGAGATTTATATAGATGAGAAACTTTTGAATCAAGATGCATCAGCTAGGGATTATCAGAAACATTTAGAGAACAATATACTAAAATTAAATCATAGATCATTTACTCAAGTTGTAGTATTGGGTTCTTCATCGTTTATTCCATTTATGCAGTTGACAGCAGCATCCCGCCGTGAGGTTGTAGAAGAAATTTTAGATATTAAGATTTTTTCATTGATGAATTATTTACTTAAACATCAAATAAAAACAACAGCAGAACGGTCTAGGGACATTTCATATGAACAACAGGTATTAGATACAAAAATTAATTTAACAGAAGAACATATTACTCAAATAAAAGAGAAAGGTAAGACTTCATTATTTGCATTGGAAAAAAAGATAGCAAGGAATACTAAGGAAGTAGAAAAATTGCAAGTAGATATTGATACTCTACTAGGAGAATTTTCCGAATGGGAAACTGATATTAAGCCTAAACATTTGAAATTAGAAACTGAGATTAAAGATTATGGAGATGTTAGATGGAAATTAAATTTAAAAATTCAAAAGGCTGAAAAAGAGATTGATTTTTTTAAGAACAATGATGAGTGTCCTACTTGTGAACAACCTATAGCTGATAAATTTAAAGAGAAGGCTATAGAACAAAACACTTGGAAAATGATCAATATTACTAGTTCAACAGTAGAAATGGATCGGCAAATTGATGAAATGCAAGCTAGAGATAAGTTGTATAAGAACATTGCAAGTGATTCTAGAGAGAAAGAAGTAAGTGCCGCTAAAAAATCTACATCAAAAGAATCAATAGAATCTTTTAACCAACAGCTATTGGAACAAATTAATGAGATACATTCTGTAGATAAAGAACTTGAAGCTGATAAGGCTGTACTGCAAGTACACAAAGAAGATTTTAAGAAACTTCAAAAGGAAAGAGATAAAGCCACTGAACAATTAAATTACTATAAGATAGCCAAACAGTTACTTCAAGATTCAGGAATCAAAACTAAAATCATTAAACAGTATCTTCCAATAATGAATAAGCTGATCAATAGTTATTTGAACCAGTTAGAGTTTCAAGTTAAGTTTGAATTAGATGAGGAGTTTAATGAACTGATACGATCTAGATATAGAGATGAATTTAGTTATGCAAATTTTAGTGAAGGTGAGAAGATGCGAATAGACTTGGCGCTTCTTTTTACATGGAGACAGATAGCCAAGATGAAGAATAGTACCAATACGAATCTGTTAGTATTGGATGAGATATTCGATAGTAGTTTAGATGTAAATGGAACAGATGAGTTTTTAAAGATATTAAATACTTTGAGTGATGAGAATATATTTTTAATCAGTCACAAAACAGACCTAAATATAGATAAGTTTGATAGTTTAATCAAATTTGAAAAGGTACAAAATTTTACGAGGATAGTGAGTTGATAGAATATACATTTGTAAAAGAAAGCAATCCAATTTTAACAAGAGAAATAGCGCCGTTTGATTTTAATAATGCGGAAACAGATCCCTACATACTTACAGCGATAATGCAAAGAATGAGGGCTGAAGGTGGTGGACTTGGATTGGCGGCACCTCAGGTAGGTTGGGATATGAGATTAATTGTTATTGGGGAACCAAAAGATCCTGAGGCGAAGGAAGATGAACAATATAATGAAGAATTTAATCAAGTTTTTTTTAATCCAGAAATTACAGAATATTCTACTAATGAAGAATATATGATAGAAGGCTGTTTAACTTTTCCTGGATTGTTTATTAAAGTTAAACGACCTGATTGGATAGAAATAAAATGGCAAACTGAAGAAGGAACTGATGCACAGGAAAAATGTGGAGGAATGACAGCAAGAATTCTTCAACATGAGGTAGATCATTTAAATGGAGTTCTTTTTCAAACTAGAGCGAATAGATATCATTTGGAAAAAGCCAGAAAGGAATTAAAGAAAATGAACCGCCTGAGAAAGAAGAATGAATCTGGAAGTCATTGATAATTTTTACTTAGTTGTCAATTACAACTTTAAAGGAGAGTTATATGACTAATACACCAAGTTTTAAAGAATTATCTGATCAAGATTTGGTGGGTTTAATTTCTTATTGCGAGAAATGGGATCCTATGACAGTGTATCACACAGCATATAAACA